TCCTCTTTTAAATCCTCTTACGAACCCTTCTTCTACATCTACATCACCTACTTTTATTTGAGCATTTACTGTATCATCTGCAGAAGCACTTTTTGCTATTTCTCCCGGTCTTTGTAAAGTTAAAGCATCAAAAAGAAGAGCCAATCTTATCTTTGGATCTTTTACTCTACTTATAGCTTTAAATACTTTTTTAATAACTGTGTCTGATTTAGGCACATTAAGAAAACGATCTGATGTTCTAGCTTGGATTGCTTTTGTTTTTCCAGTAACACCTTTTCCAAAACTTGCAGCTAATCCTGTTTTTTGCCCTATTTGTTTATTAGGATCAGCAAAAGGATATGATGCATTTTCAAAACCTTCTACAAGGACTGAATTATTAGCAAAAAATTCTTTAACTTTTCCTTCAGCAGAAGATATTTGTATAAATGTATTCTCTTTAGTAACTTCATTATCTAATAATTTTTTTACATTTTTTCGAGTTGTAAAATCATCCCATTTAACAGTATCAACATCTATACCTGCTCTTCTTAAAGTGTTAAGAGCACCATCAAGTTTGTTTATTACTCCTTTTGAAGCTGCTAATTCTTTTGCTGTTTCAAAAAATTCTGCAATAGTTACTTCTTTAGTAGCTATTTTTTTAACTAATTCTTTAACTCTAGGTGAAGTTATAAATGCCATAGCTTAATATCCAAAGATCTGATTAATAGGTTGATAGGTCTGTTCTTTTACTTTATTCATCATACCTGCATGAGGTAGACCAGTTTGCCGTGTCATACACATATAACGCAATGCATCGTAAGCATGGTCTTCGGCTCTGGTATCTACATCTTCTGAGTTTGTCTTGGAAAGTGGCAAGGTAGGTAATGTCCTTATTAAGTTAGTACACGTAGAAAGTATACGTAGTCTCGGTTCACCGTTCTTTTCGTTTATACCTAATCTTCGGTGCAGTTCTATTTTACCTGCCATTCTATTCTTATCTGCAGGTATAAAACGTACACCGTTTCTTGTTAAGGTTTCGGCTATGCTAGGGCCAGTACCGTGTTTAGACCAGCAAGCTCCATCTAATACGGAAATATTCATAGGTGGATCATCGTACTCTAAAGCGTTTATCATTTCTGCCAGAGTTTCACCTGTATAACCTTTACTGTAGAGTTCTCGATAGATCCAGAAGTTATTGTCCCAATCTACTGCACCCCAAAGTACACAGCTAGGGCTACTATAACCATAATCGGCTGCTCTAACACGAGGCCAGTTGTAAGGTATCTCAAATGGCTGTACCACATGCAAGTTTCTATCGAACTCTGAAAAGGCTGCACCGTCTGCAACATCCCAATCTCCTTCTAATAAACGTCTTCGTTCTACTTCAGGAAGAGACAAGAGCATTGCTTCGTATTCTCCTGACTCTGCCAAGTGTGGGTTATCCGTTAACCTAGCAGGAATAAATCGTCTTTGAAATAATGGCTCGTTAGGTTTCGTAGGGTGATTCGGGCCATGTAATAAAGTACGTCCTGTCTCGTAATCTGTAGCCCAGAAAGGATCGTTAGGTGTGTTCGGGTCTATGAACATCTTCTTTATCCACCATCCACCACTACCACCGGGGTTAGCAGAAGCTCTCATGTACGTATCTATCGAGACATCTGTACTTCTAAGACGACTTCGTAGATAATCCCATACATACGGTGTAGGATAGTGACCTAGCTCATCAACACCAATCCAAGTAAAAGCTTGTCCTTGGTAACGTGTTACGTCAATGTCCTTATCAACGTAACTGAAGAGTGCTGTTGCACCGCTAGGAAACGACCATGTACTCTTGGACTCTCGAAACACAGCACCCGGAAATGCCTGTGGGTATATCTTTCGTGATTGATCGATAAGCTCTGTCAGTTCTGCTAACGTTCTTCTGAGAAGCAAAGCCCGATGATTTGTGTTGTGTGCATAACGCAGTAAGTCCATTAGCATTGCAAAGGATTTACCGCCACCTGCTGCACCACCGTAGAGTACTTCTTTTTCTGGAGCAGCTAAGAAGTTTGTTTGTGGGCCATCATTCGGACTAAAGAGTACTTGTGTGTTCTTATCGAGTGTATTACGTACATGCTTCGGAAGTTTATTTAACTTGTCTTCTAGGGCTAGACCACCCTTTTCCATTAACTTCTTTGCCGTGTTTAAACTCTTTTGCTGTTCTTGTAGCTTACTTAATTTTTTCTTGGCATCAAGCGTCTTCTGTTGCGAACTCTTGATTTTTTTTTTGGCCTCACGCTTCTTCTTTTCTATGCGTGATAAGTTATATGAACCTTTCTTGCCGAGTGTTAAACGTGGTCTACCTGCCATAGTTAGCTTTTCTTCCTCGTACAGAACCACCTTTATTAAAACGCAAATTTGCTCTTATTCTAGCACCTAGCTCTCTTTTACGTCCTATAGATGGTTGACCCGGTATTCCAGATCCTTCTACTTTAATACTATAATCATCAGGATTACCGTATGTTGCACCTAATGTATAACCATATTGTGGTTTAGAACTTCCTGAAGTTCGATAGAAAGGATCGTTATATTTAAATTTTCCTTTTTCTCTTTTTACTTTTCCATATAAAGATATGTTTTTATTTACTGGAACTTCTTTACGTAATTCCACAAGTTTGTTTCTAAATTCATCTTTTATTCTTCTATCTGTAGGAGAAGAAACTGATTTAGATTGAGTAAACGTACCACCTAAACCTAACCCTTTGTATCTAGCATTTACTGAAATGTTTAGATCATCTGTTGTAAATTTAGCTCCAGTTTTTTTATCTTTCTTTTTTCTCCCACCTATGTTTCCTTTTATGTTAAGACCAGACTCTTTCTTAACATTTGGTTTTCTAACTGGATTAGCGTACCTTTTTTTTCCACCATAATTAAGATTTGTTTTTTTTCCTTTATAGACAGTCCAATCACCATTATTTTCTTTATTTTCTTTATTTTTTTTATTTTTTTGTAGTGGTTCAAAATCTGTAATTTTTGGACTTTTTATTATTTCATTTACAGAAGGCGGTTTTCTAGAAATTAGAAAATTAGGTATCATTGAAGCTTTCTTTGTTACCATATTATTTACTCTTCAAATGACTCAATAATATCTTTTCTACGTTTTTTGATACTTTCTTCTACGTCAAGTATCTGCTCTTCTATGACCTCTTCCTCATTGTCACACGCACAAGGTTGATCTGGGTCACACTTGCAACCTTTCTTACCACACTTCGGACAGAGATCATCTATCATTATGCTCTTCTTTTTCTAATAGGTTTCTTAGCAGTTTTGGCAGATTGTATGAAGTTCTTCTTGGTAGGAGCACCCTTTGCACCTACTTTACGCATCTTCTCACCGCTACCTGCAGCTATGCGTTTTCTCTTAGCGTGTATATTTGCGTATAGTCCGGGTTTTGTTGCCATATTTTAACACTTCCATCTTCTTCTTGCTTGTCGTATTCTGCTGTTAGGATTGTTTCTTGTCTTTGCAGAGGATCTTTTAAGTTGTCCTGCACTTCGAGCACAGTAACTCTTTCTTCTCTTAGCAGCTTTGCTGCCTTTTTTAACCTTACCTGTTACGGCTGTTTTAAGTTTACTACCGGGATTTGCTTTTCGGTGTGCTCTTACACCTGCTCGTGTCATACCTGCACCACTTTTAGTAGAACGGTAATTCTTCTTAGTGCGTGGTATTGCTTTTTGTCTCCGTGGAGCCATTGTTATGACTTTTCTGCTGAACTCTTTGCTACTCTGCCACCGTAGGCATAGTTTTTACTACGTAGTATTTTAAAATCTGCACCACTAATCTTTCCATCTTTATTCTTGTCTAGTTTTTTCTGACCACCAACTAAACCACCAGATGCATTTTTTTCTTCTATTTTTACACGAGTACTTTCTTTATTCATGCTCTCTTGTATTTCTTCATCAAATAATTTTTGAGCTTCTTTTAAATTTTTTGCTCTACCATCATCTATATATCTTTGTAGAATATCTCTCATCATATCATCAGCCATCGATTGTTACCTCCACATCTTTAGGTTGTTCTTTAGCAGGTAACATAACGATGCCATGTATGACTTCACCCTGCACTTCCGTTACTTGCTTTTTACTCAAACCTACTCTATCGAGTACCGCTTCTGCACTCTTGAAACGCATATCCATCTGATTTGCAGGTACACTACCATCAGCATCCAAACCTTCAGTTATACGATGAGCAGCTTTAACAGAGTACGAGGCCAGCATTGACCTCGTTCTCTCTAGTATTTCATCTCGTAAAGTATTCATTAACCAAGAACGACTACTCTCTTTGTAGCCAGCTTCGATAACTGCGTCCTTTACTTTACCGCCATTAGCTATGAGACAGTTAACAAACTTTTCTTGTTTGTCAGTTAACTCACGTTGACGACTTCGTTGTTGTTGAGCACTAGGTAGCATGATCTGGTGTTAAACTTTCTTTTCTACGTGCCATAACATCTACGTCTTTGTATTCTTTTACATCGTGACCCAAGTCTTTATTCATTTTTTTTATTTCATCTTCTGTAAAACATCCAAACTTTACGATACCTTTTACAACCTTTTTAAAAGTTGTCATAATAGAACGATAGAGCATGTATTCGTTTTCCTGAAGAGACACCATACATTCTTGCTTTGTCTGATAACTTGCTGAAAGCATCTGAATCCATCCTTGAGGTGGTACACCTTGAATATTTGTAGCTATCATGGCTGCTATGAAGAACTTAGTTGTAGCTTGTTGTGCTGCTACTAGATACAGCATCATCATCTTCCTCTTCTTCGTCTAAGTCTTCTTCTTCTTCTTCCTCTTCATCATCTTCTTCATCTTCATCATCATCTTCTTGATCATCATCTTCAATCTCTTCAATTTCTTCTTCATCTTCATCATCCTCGTCATCGTGAGCAACTTGAAGTTCTTTGAGTTTCTTTTCCAAGATGAGCATAGCTTCTACAGCACCTGTTATCTTGAGAGAACGAGCTTGTAGTTCTCTTTGTTGCTGGAGTAAATCTTCTTTCATCTTGAGAATTGTAGGAGTATCGAGAAGTGCTTCTTGTTGTTGTGCCATTGTAGTCTATTCCTTGTATGTTATATGATTATAGTAAGAGAAAAAGAGATACATATGTACGTACTTTTATGTCGAGTATTACGTTTGTATATTATCTCAACCTTGTGTATGTAAGGAAAGTCTACGATTTACGAACTACGTTCTTTTACGAGTACAAGAAAAATGCTCAATAGACACTAATCAAGTATGTACGTTTGTAGGTAAATTCTCTTTTTCTCTTTAATGAGGTAAAGTATAGTATATGTGTATTGAGTGTTAACTTCGACTACCTATTTTATTACATTATAATTATTAGGTGAAGGTATGTAAGTAACACAACCAAGTACATCTCTCTCCTAATGTACTATTATAGTGCAATAATGTAACATGTCAATAAAAAAAATAAAAAAATTATATTTTATTCTTGACAAGATGCTGTAGGGGTGTATAATATAGACACAGTCTTCATATAAGAGAAGAATAAGAGATCAATATGATTCCTCTGAAGACAATATAACTCATAGCACCGTAGAGCTACTATATAGTTAAAGTAGTCTACGGTGTATTTTTATGTGTAAAGATGATTACTATGACTACATTACTACTCCAGAATAGTCATCAAAGCTTATGGATGCACTCTGAAAAAATAAAAAAATAGAGCAGCTAGTAGTATAAATACCTGTATACCGTGGTGTCCCTATACACGCCTGTAACCATTTTAACACGCAATCACTCTCATAGAGACTGAGAAAATCAATGTAAACTATATAAGTAACGGAACAATTCTTTAGGGATGCGTTACCTTGCTTACATTATGTCAGGCGAGCATCGAAAAACTTTATTGACAAAATAAACTTGATTTTAAATAACGATATTGGGAGGAGGTGGGCGGTCATCTGCTCATCTACGAAACACTATCTTGTCCAATGTTATCAGCATCTAACTATATTATCTATATTGTGTGAGTAGGCAAAAAAGAACCCTCTGCATTATGTAACAGAGGGCAAGTTTAGGGAGGTATTCGGTGTATCTATTTAGTAAGTATCTTCTCCATTGGGATCGAGAATACTATCTGCTCGTTTCTTCGCTTCGAGTATAACCTGATCTGGTGGTAAGCTGTCATTGTCTGAATAGTTACCTTCGAGCCAATCTTGCTTAAACTCTGGAGTCATAAAGTTGCTTAAGTGTGGTAACTGTTC